TGTCTGCAGCAGAATCACCAAGAGTCAGTGTACCACCGTTAAATGTTGTAGTACCTGTAACCGTTAAGTTACCACCTACAGCTACGTTACCTGTAGTAGTTATAGAATCTATGTAAGCATTTTTAAAATATAACGAGCTTGTACCAAGATCAACGTCACTGTCTGTAACTGGAGACACTACACCATCAGATATTCTTATTTGTTCTACGGCTGCGCTAGATACCTGTACAAAGACTCCCCAACGATTATTAGTACTGTCTACAACAATTTTATTTAAAAAGTCTAAGTCACCAATAGTATGGATATTACCACCCTGTCCAGCAGTACCATCGTGCCTATGTCCTGTAGAAGATGCACTACTTGCGCTATAAGCAAAAGCATTTAAAAGTTGATTATATTCGTTATTAAAAAGTGCAGCAGTGATAGTATCGCCATCAGATATTGAACTTTGTCTAGTGTATGTTTGAGCCATAATTTAATTCACCTTATTATTATTGTCTTCCCGATGGTCTGTAGTTTATATATAATCCGTTTATTGTGTAAGGAGCATTTGTATCTTCACTAAAAATTTTAAAAAAGTTACTGTGCCCACTTCCTTGAACAGGTTGTCTTATTAAAGGAGCTTCTGCTGCGCCAAATTTAACTGTCGCTGCAAATATAGAAGAACCAAAAATAGCAGGATCGTTTGTTTCTAATGAAACATCTGGAGGCTGTATTCTGTCTGTAGTGTCAAAATCAAACCTAACTCTTAATGTAGGATCTGTTGCTCCTTCTGGTCTTAAAGATACTTTAACGTGATCTAAAGTTTTTAAAGTTCCAAAGTCTCCGTAATCATAATCAGGTGATTGATACTCTGCTAATATATTTGTTGAAACTCCTTCAGGATTAAAAGCACTTCCTGTATCGTGGTTATAAATAAAACCGTTTCTGTCTCCGTGATAAACTTTTTCTTTACCTGCAAAGTTAAAACCAGAAGTTATAGCAGGAGCTTGTATGCCTCTTACTTCTGACCATTCAAATCCTCTAGCTGTAAGAGTTCCTGTAATACCTTTTGAGTTTGATGTAGCTTCTGCAGAACCGCTATAGTACATTCTATATTGAGACTTATCTCGAAGCACTACACTACTAAATTCATAATCAATAACAGTATTAGTAAATATATCATTTATAACAGGCTGTATCATTTTACTAATAGTTCCTAACTCAACGTCACCAATTCTTGCTGTACCTGCAATGGTTCTAAAACCATCAGGAGCTAAAAATATTAAGTCACCTGCAAACTCTTGTATAGTTTTACCATCTACACAACCTACGTTTTTTGTAACTGGTACTATTGCTATTGTACTTGCGTTATTTATATTTTGTAATTTATAAATTGAATTTTTACAAAATACAAAAAGTTCATTACGGAAAGATTTTAAACCTACTACTTGATCGTCTAGTACAATACTACCTGATCCAGAACTTGTAAAATCATCTATATCACTTGTGCCGCTATAAAATATAGTATTTAAAGCTGTAGCTGCACCTGCAACTACTAAATGTTTATCGTGGATAACACAAAACTTAGGAAAATGTGTGCCACTTACTGTTATTTCTTTTGCAAAAAAAGTTCTGCTGCTTAGTGCATCTCCAGTACCTGTCATTTTAAAATAGAAAGGTTTTACTCCAGAGCCTTCGTCAGTAATAATAACTTCACCATATGTGGTATTACCTTCAAAGATTGCAAAGTGTGCTTTACCTTGAGAAGTTCTAGTTAAAGCACTACGACCTGAAAAAGTACTAAAGTTATCTCCACCACCTGCTACACTATCTTTATTTATTTGTAACCAACTATCACCGTCTTGACTAAAATATATATTAGTACCTGACGCAGCTATTAGACCATCGGCATATACAGTCATGCCTAGTATTTCATTAGAGCTATTAGGTCTTGTACCATCTCCTAGTTGTGTATAGCCGTTAATACGTCTATAACCACCGCGTGTAGAAATTTCAAAGTTAGATAGTCTTGTAGCTACTCCGGGCTTTGTTAAAAGCTCCATAGTATTACTAGACTTATCTAAGCCGCCTTGTAGTGCAACTGAAAAAGGTTGCGAAGCTGCCATTAGAAATAAACTCTATCGTCTGTCATATCTTTAGGTTGAGGATTAATAAGGTTAGATTTCATAGTTCTCATACCTTTTTTATAATCATCTAGTGCAAAAGCTGCTTGTTGTATACTTTCTTTAAACTGATGCACATAGTAACGTGTACGCGCTGTAATAACAGAAGCGTACTGATCTGGAAGTACTATAGTATCTCCATGTGCAGAAAGAGGAGTAGGTGCGCTATACGCATAGAAATGTACGTTATATACTTTATTAGGTATAGGGCTTAATCCAAACTTGCGATTATCAGGACTACGAATAACATATTTAGGTTCTGCATGATTTTGTGTATCTGCATCATCTGCGTTTTCAGAATCTCTTAAGTACCTTCTCCAATCTGTAAGGGTTATAAATTTTAAACCTTTAGATACAAAAGGTGCAGTTTCTCCTGACACATTAATTGTAGTTATATAAAAATCATCCCAATCTATAGAAGAATAGTCAGTAGTTATACTTGAGCTATCTGCTTTAAGAGTATACCATCTTGTTCCTGCAACAGAAGCTACAGTAACATTACCATAAAAAGGATCTGTACCTCCACTAGCTGCTACTGCAAAAAAAGGAAGTTGTGGTTCTGCGTTAGCTATATCATTTAATGATCTATTAATTGATTCTTTTATAAAAGCTTGTATTCCTACAGCACTTGCAAAGTTAGCTGATGTCAGTTGAACTTCGTTTAGTTCTCTTAATACTTCGTTAGTTAATGTTAAATATGTAGTAGCCATTACTTACCTTTTTTCTTTTTACTAAATATACGATCATAGTTATCAACATAATTCTGTTTAGCTTCACCAGTATATGAAGAACCTAACAATCCTAAGACTCTAGTGCTTTTAGGCTTACTAGAGCCGTTTAGGATCATAGGATTTTTATCACTACCTATTTGTGGCATAGGTTTAGTCTAACTGTTCAAATTGTACAATGTACTTAACAGTTGTAGCTGCTGTACCTAAGTCAGCACCAATAGGTGTGAGCCTAGCGTGTAGTGTTCTAGCTGCGGCACTGTACAAAGTAGACGCTATAACAATAGCTTCTGAAGTTGCTGGTCCACCTACTACACCTGCAGTTACGGAAGTACTTACAAAAGCGTTAGCTCCGTGTCCATGTGAATCTTTAATAAGATACAAAGGAGCTTTAGCTGCCCAAGTTACTGCTGATCCACCATCGTCAAGGATAGCTTCAGTAGCAATAATTTGACCACCACCTGCTGCTGTTCCTAAACTAAAATCAACATCGTTACCACTTGATCCGCCAGTTACAATATTGCCTGCTGGAATAGCAATTAAATTACGAATAATAGTACCTGCTGGTTGTACAAAACTTACATCTGTATTTGTATCGTCTGTTACAGCAATAGTACCTGTAGTTACTGTTACGTCTGCTTCTGTTACTTGTTGTCCGGGATTAGTCGTTTCAACTCTATCTGCAAGATCTCTTACATCTGCTGTTCTTGCTGAGTTACGACCAGTATCTCTAATATTTACGGCTGCCATAATATTTACCTCTGGTTATTTATGTTTAAAATCTTACTCTAAAAAAGAAAAGGGGGTTTTTACACCCCCAAATCAGGTTAGTCAATACCGTAGAAAGCAGAAACTAATGCATCGGCACGGAGTACTTTAGATCCATAAACATGGAGTCCTCGTACAATGTCACCAAATGAATCAGGATCGCGTAATACTTCAGTACTTGTAATCGTCTGTGCTGTTGCAGTAGAAGACATGTGACCAGCCAAACATTTGCCAGCAGCATTAGATGCAGCAGCAATATTGTTTGATTTGTACATTTCAAATCCACGCAATTTACCAGAAGATACTAGACCATTTCTAATAGAACCTTGACCTGCGTTGTAATCAACAGACAAAAGTTTAGAAGATGAACTTGCAAGAACTTCGTAGAAGTCAGGCGAGGCTAAGAACCAACGACCTTCTTCAGGAATGTTCGACTCGTCAAGAAGACGAGACATGTGCGATAGTACATCAATAGGATCGTGTTCAGATGATCCAAAACCTATGTCAAGATTACCAGTACCGTCAAATGTTCCTGCTGCTAAATCAGTAGCATTGTCAGAACCAAGAATGTGGTTAGGACTTGCTGCAGAAACACCTGCGAACATAGTAGCAATTACACCTTCATCATAAGCATCTCGTAGAGCGTATGCTGCAGATGAACTAGCTACTTCTTTAAAGTTAACGTGAGACATTGAAGTTTCAATATCATCAACGATAAATTTAAAAGCGTTAGCTGTATCAACTACAAGAGTCAACTCTTGATCTGTTAATTTAGTTGCTGTAACGTCTGCACCACGTTCATATTGGTATACAGTGATTTCAGGTTCTTTTATTATCTTTACGGAATCTCCGAAAGCGGCAATCTCACCAGCGTAATCTGTGTTGGTGATCGCTTCTACAACCGAAGCCTTTCTAAAGAAGTTAAGAACCTTTTTAGAGTAGACTGCGGGAAGAAAAAACGAATTAGTTTGACCACTGACGGAGTTTGCAAAGTTTGCATTTGTATCAGTACTTGGTTCAAAGAACTGATCTGAGGCGTTATAAGCCATAGTTACTCTCCATTATTATATCAAAATTAAAAGTTAATTATTATTTTACTACTCTGCCTTCATGAATAGCTCTTCCGATTTCATCTTCAAACCGATCAAACTCATCAATAGACATCTTAGCAATTTCCCTTTCAGTCCAAATTTTCTCCTGTCGTGGATCAACTGAAGTTGTTTTAGTTGAAACCATATCAGCAGCAGATTTTTTGGACTTAGTTAAAGATGGTTTTTTAGTTTTAGAAGTATCAATGTTTAAATCTTTTTTAAACAAATCTAAAGCTCGACTTGCAAGATCAGGATCATCTGCATTATTATATATCCAATCTTGAATAGACTCTGGTTGCTCTTTAGCCCAAGAATGAAAATCTTCGCTATTGCGAATATCGTCAAAATCAGGATGTTGAGACAAAAGTCTACTCTCAGCTTCTCGTTGTACAATTTCTATTTCACGTTTTTCAAGAGCTGAAATTTTATCTTCTAAAGATTTTATATTTTCACCACTTTTCATTTGTGATACAGTTTCTACAACATCATAAACATCTGGATACTGTTCTTTAAACTTTTCAAGTTCTTCTGCAGTTTTAGGAGCTTTATAGCTTTGTTTACTATTGCTAGTAGCTTCTTCTATAAGAGTCTGTTCTCTACTTTTAAACTCGTTAAGTTTTTTATCATAATGAGATTTTAAATCATCGTATCTTTTTTTATAGTCTGGTTTTTTATAAGGTTGATCTTTAGAAGTTTTAGGTTTTTCATTACTATCAGTTTCTTTAACTTCTACTTTTCTTTCCTTTGGTTTATTAAAAAACGCACTATCAGCGGATACAAATTCTTTTTCATCACTAGCATGCCAATCTTTATTTTGATTATAAGGATTAGCCGTTTTTTCTTCTTTTACTTGTGTTACCATCTTCTTACTCCTACTAGGGGCTTTCTAAACAAAGTAGCTGCAAATTTCGACAATGCAGGGTTTGTTTTTTGTAAAGGTAGCCTTTCGGTTTATATTGTGATAAAGGGCTTAAAAATTTAAGGTGGCTTTATCGTTATCGCAAGCGTGGATTAACAGACAACATACTTCTTCGTATTTCTTCGTCTGCCAAGTCTTCATCTACAGGTTTACCAAACTGGTCCATCTGAGATTCGTCTTGTATATTTCCACCCATTGCTACTTTTAGTCTATTATCACTAGCTTCTTCTGCAGAGTCCATCATGTTCTGTAAATTATCAGAACCAATTTCATCTGTAGCTTGAGCTGTCATAACAAACTCACCATCCGATAACCTTGCAGGTATCGAATCGGAGACTTCAGAGCCTAAACCTTCAACAGGTCCATCCCCTGAAAATTCTGAAGCTGTGTCCATAACCTTATCAAAGATCATGCTTAGTCTATCATCAGCTTGTAACATTTCCATTAGATACGTTTCTTCTTCTGCATCTAATGATTCGTTAATTATAAAATCTAAATGGTCTTGTTCCATTTGTTTATCAGGAACCATATCCATTTCTTCTGCAGGCATCGGCATATTTTCTTCAGGCATCATGTTTACTATTGGAGCATCCATACTTCCACCTTCTTCATATCCCATTCGAGCTACAACTTCTGGAGCTTCTTTTCTTAATGCTTCAATACCTTTACCGCCTTCTTTATAAGACATACGATCTTTATCATCGCTTAACATGCCGCCACCGTATTTTTTATCTCTTTCTATTACTCCATCTATATCTTTTAAAGAATTTTCTATTTCTTCTATTTCTATCATTATTTTAAGATCTTCTTTTGTAGTATCTTTAACTCCTGATTCAGCTAGTCTTTCTCTATCGCTGTTTAATCTTTTAAGTTTATCTTCTAGTGCTTCTCGTATATAAGTACCACCTTCTGTTTCTAAGTTACCACTATCTTCATTTAAATTATAAATTATTTTTTTTCTTTTTACTTCACCCGCATCTTGATAACCTATTCTGGTTTTATCATCGGTTAACATTCCTTTTTTCTTTTTCATTATCTGCTCTCTTTAATTACTTGTTTAACCGATTG